TCCCGAGTGGGAGAAAGAATATTCTGGACAAATTGCAGCAGCTTATAAGCTATTAAAAGCTTTTGACGATAAGGCTATTGTTAACGGCCTGCTGACTGCTCAAGGACTTAAGATTTATTCATTGCGGGCTCCTCACCTCATTGATATTATAAAGAAGCAACAGGCTATACTAGACAATACTCCAAAGCCAAAGCCTCAAATTATCGAAAGAAACTTTTTAGCCACAGGCCGCATTAATACAGTACGCCACAATATTTTAGATAAATTAAAGGACATTGATCATGACCAAGACAACACTGCTACAGGATAGTATTACTAAAGACTTTGGATCCAATATTATTCTTAATGGCAATGCTATTATGGATAAGCAGGGAATTACTATTCCTGTTAGTCCAGCTATGGATATTATTCTCAACGGAGGTATTCCAGAAGGTAGCTTCGTTGTATTTACGGGTCAGCCAAAATGCGGTAAAACCACGACCTCTCTGGATTTTGCGGCTACAGCACAAAAGCCAGAATATAGTAAGGGTTCCCCAAGAAATGTGTACTATCTAAATATTGAGGGTAGACTTAAGAAAAGAGATCTAGAGGGTATTCCGGGAATTAATCTAGATAAATTTCATATTATAGGATCTCAACAAGGTAAAATTTTACACGCTGAAGAATATCTACAAATAGGAGAGAGGATTATAAATGAAGATCCTGGGTGCGTATTGATCATTGACTCATATTCAGCATTGTGTACCGAAGCAGAAATTACGTCAGATATGGATAAAATGCAAAGAGCAGACGGAGCAAAGTTATTAGCTAAGTTCTGTCGTAAAGTAGCTAATGTGATTCCTGTTAATAAAAACATTGTGATAGGTATTACTCATCTCATGGGCAATCCCACAGGATATGGAGCAGAGTTTAAGGAAAAGTCTGGACAGGCAATAGCTTATCAAACAGACGTAAAAATAAGAGCAAAGACATTTAAGCCTTGGTTATTAAGTTCTGATAATTCCCAAATAGGCCAAGAAGTAGAATGGCAGACCCTGTGTTCTGCTTTGGGCCCACCGGGAGGGGTGATTACTAGCTATATTAGATACGGACAAGGTATCGATAGACAAATGGAACTCATTAATCTAGGAGTGGATTTAGGACTCATTAATAAGGGCGGAGCATGGTATAGTTTAACTGTGTTAAATGAAGAGAAGAAGTTTCAAGGCACAGAAAAATTAAGACAATTTATTGTTGAGAATCCTACCATTTATGACGATCTATATGTAGAAATTAAAAAGACTATGGGTATAGAATGAACATCAAAGACCTAGACGGAAGGCCAACGTCTTGGCAGTTAACCGGTAACATAGTTCGCGGTTCCATAGAACACAAGTCTAGCTATCATATACTAGCTAGGACACTACTTAAAGATACATATCCCACCATGCAAGTTTTAGAAGAGGTTCCCATACATCCTAGAAAGTCTGATATTCTATATCTAGATTTTTATTTACCACTAATCAAAAGATGTGTTGAAGTACATGGAGAGCAACATTATCAATTTACTCCACACTATCATAAAAATATGTTAGTCTTCCTACAGGCTCAAAAAAGAGATAAAGAGAAGCAGGAGTGGTGTGAGATTAATGGTATAGAATACATAGCCCTAGCATATAATGAGAGTCTTTCCCAATGGAAGCAGAAAATTGATCATGAATAAAACTACTAAAGAGCAGGTAGCAGAGTGGGATCGCGTATTAGACGAATACGAAAAGAGTATTGGATTAGGGTCTTATAGCCAATTAACTGGTTTTGATGAAAATGAGCTTAATCAATATTTTACTATGAGTAGAGACGTAATAGAAAAACAGACCCCAGAAGACTGTGCCCAAATCTCATATAGATTGAGTCAGTATGCATTATTCATTCAGCGAACTATAAATAGAGAGATGGCCAGATATAATTGGGCCGAGGAGACTATTAAAGAAACCATAGCAGACGATATTAATAATTATAAGGGCTATGGATTTGTAGAAAAATCATTACAAGCTATTAAACATAATGATCATGCTAGTGCCCTCAATAAAATTAAAAAATATGCCAAACAACGCATGGATAGACTATCATATATAGCTAATAATATTAAAAATCTTTCAGACATTTTGCTCTCTATTCAAAAGACAAAGGTGAAACATGGATCTTAATGACTTATCTCAAAATCCAGAACAGGTACAACAATTAATCGCACTACTGCAGAAATTGCTTCCTCAAACTCCACAGGCAAAAAACAAACCGATCAAAAAAGAAATCAAGCCCAGAAAGAATAAGCCAGCAAAGAATACTGGTAGTCTTAATAAGTTTGATAATATGCCAGATAAGCATTTACATAAAGAAGATGCGGCAATAGATAAAATTCTAAGTAAATCTCCCAAAACGCCACGGGTGAGAAAGTTTCAGCCAATTGATGTAATATGCAGAGCTTGTGGAAAAAAGGAGTCTATCAATCCCTCTCTCATGCGAGAGGCTCTCGACAGGTATAAGTGTAATAAGTGTTCTACTATAGCAGCAGGTTAAAATGATTCTATCAGATCCATCGGCCGAGAGAGCATTACTGTCTATCCTGTATAATTACGGGGATTCAGCATATGTTGAAATTTCAGATATTATTAGTGAGAATGTTTTTACCATAGATAGTAATAAGTATATCTATCAATGTCTTAAAAAATTATGTGAGGATAATTCACACTCTATTGATATAGCTTCTATATACTCAATATCCAAAGAGCTTGGTATAGACCATATCTTAAATAAAAAAGAAGAAACCCAACATCTTAAAGCTATTATTGATTTTCCGGCCAATAGAGATAATTGTCTCAAGTTTGCCGCAAAGGTTAAGAAATTAGAAATAGCTAGAAAACTACATGGAGAATTAGAAAACGCACAGAATAAACTATTAGATATTAGTGGTGCAGAAACCATTACTAATATATTGGGCATAGCAGAAGACATTGTGTTGAATTTTAGTTCTACACTTAATGATGCCGATAATAATCCGGTACACATAGCTTCTGATCTAGAAGCATACGTTAAAAATCTAGTAGATAATCCCATAGCTCAGGTTGGTATCTCTACGGGTTTTCCAGCATACGACATTGCCATCGGTGGGGGCCTTAGAAAAAGTACTATTAATGTTATAGCAGCAAGGCCTAAAACTGGTAAAACTCTATTAGCCGATAATATGGGTTTTCATATTGCTAATAAATTAAAGATACCAGTACTGAATATGGATACAGAGATGACTAAAGAAGATCATATCCATAGATTATTAGCTATGATGACAGAGGTAGAAATTAATAAGATAGAGACCGGCAAGTTTAGTGAATCTAACTTAATGTTTGATAAAATCACTCAGGCCACCAAAGACCTTAAAGAGACCCCACTCTTTTATAAGTCCATAGCTGGTAAGCCATTTGAAGAACAATTAGCCCTAATGAGAAGGTGGATAATCAAAGAGGTTGGCCTTAACTCAGATGGCACAGCCAAACCCTGCGTAATATTTTATGACTATCTCAAGTTAATGGATACTCAGGGTATGAGTGCTGATATGAAAGAATATCAAATACTTGGGTTTATGATGACAGCATTACATAATTTTGCTTGTAAGTTCCAAATTCCTATCGTCTCTTTTATACAACTAAATAGAGATGGTATTACTAAGGAAAGCACGGATACAGCGTCTGGTTCAGATCGTATTATATGGCTATGTAGTAACTTTAGTATTTTTAAACGTAAGTCAGACGAGGAAATAGCAGAAGATGGGGCCTCTCATGGTAACCGTAAGCTAATTCCTATTATTAGTAGGCACGGCGCTGGTATAGAAGAAAATAACTATATAAACTGCCACATGAAGGGTTGGTGTGCTAAAATTAGTGAAGGTAAAACCCGTATTGAAATTATGAAAGGCGTGTCCGGTGGATTCAATGATGTTGGATTTGAAACAGAAGAAGTCAATGAAAAAATCAGTTTCAGTTGATCAAAATAAGATCAAAGTTGTTTGTGACCAATTATGTGATCGTATCCAAGAGCTATTGGAACACTTTCATTTAGAGCACAAGATGAACGGTAAGTTTATCTCTATGCCATGTCCTATACATGGTGGGGATAATGATGGGGCTATTAATTTATATCATGTGGGCGATTCTTATAGGGGTAATTGGAAGTGTAGAACCCATCACTGTGAAGAGGTGTTTAAGGGGTCTATTATTGGATTTATTCGTGGTATTATTTCTAGTCAAAAATATAATTGGAATAAGACAGGAGATGACACCTGCCCTTTTAAAGAGGCCCTAGACTATGCTACTAGTTTTTTAAATATTGACCTTAAAAACATCTCTGTGTCCAATATGACCATAGAAAAATCTAGGTTCGTATCCACATCCAAACTGCTCGTAGATAAAGACTTACCAGAAGTATCTAATCGTATCACCAGAAGCTCTGTTAAAAAGCATCTCAATATACCAAGCCAGTATTTTTTATCTCGTGGTTTTAATGCTGCTATTTTAGATAAATATGATGTGGGAGAATGTACATCTAAGCAAAAGGAAATGTATAATAGGGCAGTAGTACCTATTTATGATATTAATCACGAATATATGATTGGATGTACTGGTCGTAGTATTTATGAGAAGTGCCCACTATGTCAATCTTTTCATAATAAGGAAGATGCGTGTCCCGGATCCGAGGACTATAAATATTCCAAGTGGAAACATAGTGCAGGATTTAAGACTCAAGAATCGCTATATAATATGTGGTTTGCTAAAGATCATATAAGAGACAGTGGAGATGTTATTCTCGTAGAGAGTCCTGGTAATGTATGGAGATTAGAAGAAAATGGTATACACAATAGCGTAGCAATATTTGGCTCCAGTCTCACGGATCGTCAAAAAATGATACTAGATACATCAGGAGCGATGAATATAATAGTTATTATGGATTCTGATGAGGCTGGCACTAAGGGTAGAGCATTGATTGAGCAGAAGTGTTCTCGTATTTATAATATCAAACATATCACATTAACTAAAAATGATGTTGGGGAGATGTCGAACGAAGAAATCCAGTGTCAAATCAAACCGTTCGTGGAGACCATAGCGTGACAAAACTCATAGGATTTTCTGGGCGTAAGCAGTCGGGCAAAAGTTCGTCCACAGACTATATTGTGTCTTTGATAGAGAAGCATAGTCTTGATATGTCTTATAAGGTATATAGTTTCGCAGACCCTTTAAAGCAGGATATCTGTATCAACATATTAGGATTATCTTATGACCAGTGCTATGGTACAGATGATGATAAAAATACTATGACGGATCTTTTGTGGGACGGAGAACAACTCACGGCTAGAACTGCTATGGAGATTATTGGCACCAAACTATTTAGGGCATTAAAAACAAATGTGTGGGTGGATGCTACCATTCATAAAATTAAACAAGAGGGTGTGGATTTAGCCATTATTGCCGATTGTAGATTTCCCAACGAGGTGGATGCTATTACAAATTATGGGGGCTATAATATAAGATTAGATTTAGATCCATTTAATTCCCCATCTACTAGTGAAAGCTCTTTAGATAGGTCTGTATATGATTGGTCCAATTTTGATTTGATTATTGAGAATTCTACCATGACCATAGAAGAAAAGAACAAAGCTATCCTGCACTTTCTATATCGATATAATATAATACCACATATAAAGGAATAATATAATTATAATTACATACTTTAGAAGTTCTTCGTATAATACTCACTCTATGTGCGAGCAGCAATATTTTTTAGAATATATTTTAGGATTTAGGGGTCCATCTAATCAAAAGGCTGATAAGGGAACTATAGTTCATAAAGTACTGGAGATTTTAGCCTTTATTAAACAGGCACAACAGGATAATATCGAGACCATTGTTGATAATATTGTGGGGCAGATTGATATTGCCAATTATAATGTGGAACATCTATCTAATCTAGTCTATGAATACTACTCCACAGCAAATTCTCATCATAAGTGGGTTGACAAAGATAGAATCGACTGCTATAATTGGGTACAGAAGACCATCTCTTTCAATAATGGTATGTTTGACCCCAGAAATAGAGAGATTGTATGTCCTGAACAAAAGTTTGATTTTGAAATTAAAAAGCCTTGGGCACAATATTCCTATGATACGCCAGATGGTAAATTAGATGGATATTTAGCCCTGAAAGGTACTATTGACCTAATAACTAAAGTTAATGATTCCACATTAGAGATCATAGATTGGAAAACTGGTAAGAGACTAGATTGGGCAACGGGTCAAGAAAAAACACTAGAAAAATTACAGAATGATCCACAGTTAAGAATATATCACTATGCTATTCAGCACCTATATCCAGAAATAGAGCAAATTATTGTGACTATCAATTTCATTAATGATGGTGGACCGTTTTCTATATGTTACGATAGAAGCGACCTATTGGTAACAGAAAATATGTTAAGGGCTAAATTTGATAAGATCAAAGCCTCTCAAAAACCCAAACTGAGCAAAACTTGGAAATGCAGTAAGCTGTGTCACTTTGGAAAAAGCACATTTGAGAATACCAAGATATTACCTATTATAGAATACCGTGACGGACACACAACGGCCAACGGCAAGTGTATGACAAAGTGCGAACAGGTGCATCACGATATGCAAATGCACGGCATGGAAACCGTTATAGATCAATATAAGGATAGTAAGCATTCTTTTGGTTTTTATAAGGCTCCGGGCGAAATAGACTAATGTCAACATATACTCCACTACACATACACTCTCACTATAGCCTACTATTAGGTTTGTCTCAACCAAAAGACATCGCCGCGAGATGCTTAGGTCTTGGCATAAGTTCTTGTGCTCTCACAGACGTTATGTCTATATCAGGATGTGTGTCTTTTTATAAAGAAATGATTAGTCATAAAATCAAACCTATATTTGGTTGTGAGCTTTATATTAGTAATATGGATCCATCCATTAAGAATGATACAAATGATAAGCTATCTAAGGTGGTCGTATTATGTAAGAATATAAAGGGATGGAACGCTCTGATTAGCATAGTATCCAAATGTAATAGTAGAGAATATTATCATAACAAGCCTAGAATAGATTATAATAATTTAAAATCTCTGATACTCTCCCAAGATCTGATATGTATCACTGGCTTTTATGATTCTTGCTTATGGAATAGAATATGTTCAGATAATTTATTGAATCACGACTGGGAAGCCCAAGCTATTAGCCACTTAACTGAGCTGCAAAATATATTCGGCAAAGATAATCTGTTTGTGGAAATACAACTATTCGATAATCTGAATAATAAGAAATCTGTAGGCTTATCTTTAAGAGACTTTTGCATTAAGCATAATTATCAAAGAGTTGCTGGTATAGACTCTTATTATTGTCTACCAGAAGATAGTGTGGATCAACACATATTATTATGCAGTAATTTAAAAACTACCCTGCCAGAAGTGTCTAGAAAAATTATAGACCAAGTGGATATAGGATTTAATCATTTTTTTAACTCTAATCAATATCATATCTTATCTAATGAAACCATGATAGATTTATATGATGAGATAGAATTAAGTAATACCATATTAATTGACTCTATGTGTGAGGCATTCTCTCCCTTAAATAAGCCGATTTTGCCCTCATTCAACTTTCCCCCAGAGTTTTCGTCAGAGGTGGAATATCTTAGGCAGCTATGTAGGGATGGGTGGACACAAAAAATCGTTAATGTTATACCACAAGAAGACCAAATAATTTATGTGGATAGAATTAAACAGGAGTTGGATATTTTAGCTGGTGCTGGTCTAAGTAGTTATTTTCTTATAGTGAGAGATATATTAAGATTTATTAGAGAGAATAAATGGCTACCCGGCCCAGGCAGAGGTTCTGCAGCTGGGTGTTTAGTATCATATCTTATTGGTATAACTAGTATTGATCCTATTAAATACGGTCTATTATTTGAGAGATTTTATAATGCTGGCCGTAATACTAAAGATAGAATTTCCATGCCAGATATTGATATAGATGTTCCCATTCATCACAGAGAAGCTATTATAACATATATTAAAAATAAATATGGTATTGAAAGAGTCTCTCAAATGATCACCTATAATACACTAAAAGGTAGAGGAGCACTTAAAGAAGTCCTAAGGGTGTATAATAATATATCATTTGAAGAAATGAACGCTATTACCAAACACATACCAGACGAAGCTAAGATTGCAGATGAACTACAAGACACTAAAGATGAAGATGGTTCGGCGTCTATTATTAGGTGGACTTTAGAGAATAATGCTGATAAGCTGAAAGATTGGTGCTTTATAGACTCTAACAATCAATTATCCGGCCCGCTTGCCAAAAGGTTTGAGCAGGCTATTAGAATAGAAGGAACCAAATACAATCAATCCAAACACGCGGCAGGAGTAGCCATTGCTGCCACAGACTTAAAACATATATGTCCCATGATTTACGATAATAAAACCGATCAAAGCATAGCTGGATTAGAAATGAATGACTTGGAATCATTGGGAGTTATTAAGTTTGATGTGTTGGGAATCGCCTTGTTAGATAAGTTAATGTCTGTTAATATGTTTACTAAAAAAAGGAGATCGTTATGAAGTTTTCTGAAGTGGCTGTTGGTCAAATATTTAGATTCAATAATGAAGAATTTCTTAAGATCGAACCAGTAAAGGTTAATTGTTGTACTTCTCATACCGCTCGGGGAGTAGTTTCTGGAGCAGGCATTATGATTAAGCCAGACGCTGATGTGGAGTTGGTAGCATAACTAATGAATAATAAAATTTGCGTTTTTGACTTTGAAACCGATGGTAGTAATCCATTGGCGTGTAGTCCTGTGCAATTAGCTGCACTAATGATAGACCCCAAAAAATTAGAAATTATAGAAGGGTCTGAATTTAATGTTTACTTAAAGCCAGAAAGATTAGAAAAGCCCGCCAAAGATCTAAGTATGTCTGTCTATGCTGATAGTGACATTTTAGATTGGCACGGCAAGGTAAAGGGTGTTGATGCCTCAGAAATTTT